AGAGAAGTAGATTCTGGCTTGGTAGTGTTATCAGCCAGCCACATAAAATTGGCTTAGATACCCGCTTTACTGCACTTTCAACAACAAATGTACCACTGACCAACCCAGAACCTGCACCTAATACATATCCTGATGCAGTAGGCGTATACCCTCTTAGTGAAGATATTGCAATCGTTGGTAGAGTTAACACCGATGTGATACTACGTGTTAATGAAATTCACATAAGAGCAGGTAAACATGAAAATGGTAATGTGTTGAAACTAAATACAAAAAACCCCGCAGAGATCAGCATGGTTTTCGAACCAGTAAATCTCGTACAAGCATCAGCTAATTATCAAAGTAGAACAGTTGTAACAGCCGATAAAATTGCCATCATATCACATAGTGGTAATCCTCAATTTAAAGCTACAAACTTTACATCTGAAGATCGTGATAGAATATTTGCAGAAGGTCATCCGATGGTAAGAGGCGATGTATTGGTACAAGCAATGGATATTATGAGAAAAGTGATTATCAATCACATTCATGGTTATAATGGTCTTGCAGCAGATAAAAATCTACTCATTAAGGATTTGGAAGCAATTGATTTTAGTAAAATTTTGCAAAACAATCTTGTTATTAATTAATTTTAACTACATTTGCTGTCCTTATGAATATTGAAATTCCTATACCCAGAGAATTATTTACTGCATTTAACGATGTGACGTTCTTCAATGAACCTCACAAATACTATGTAGATAACAAACAATTAATTAGTGTTACGACACTAATACATGAGTATCAGGAAGATTTTGATGAAAAGTACTGGTCAGAATATAAAGGTAATCAATATAATCTTCCACCAAAAGAAATTCTTCGTGCATGGAAGTACATAAACAAAAAAGGCACAATTAAAGGTTCGGCAATTCACGATTATGCCGAAAATCTATTTCAAAATAAAAAATTTGAATATCCCCTGAGACTAATCTTAGATGAATTCGGCTTTGACCCCGTAATTAATGAATATAATACCACAAAGAAACACGTTGATCAATTTTATACTGATGTTCAGGGCAAATTAATACCAATACGCACTGAGTTTGTGATTTTTGACAGGGAGTCATTAATCGGTGGAATGCTTGATATGCTCTTTTGGAATGTAAAAGCTCAAGAATTTCAAATATATGATTGGAAAACGAACAAAGACTTTACAACTGAAATGAAATCCAGACATTTACTTAAAGATTTATATCTGCTTGAAGACTGTGACATGGAATTATATAGTCTGCAGTTGGAAATGTATAAACAAATTATTCAAAGAAATACATCGTTAAAACTCGGCAAATCATATATTGTATGGTTTTCACACAATAATCCAACCTATAAAGTTATTGAAACCAAGAACAGAGAATTCTACGTCAACAAGATTCTCGACAACAGATTAGCAGAACTTATTGCATGATAAATGCGTCATGAATCATTCAATATTGGCAAAATACGCTATTATGCGTGATATCTCATACAAATGATAACAGGAATATATAAAATATTAAATAAGATTAACAACAAAATTTATATCGGAAGTGCCACTGATATTAAAAAACGCTGGCGTGACCATAAGTGGCACTTAAATCATAATATACATCACAATCCACACCTACAATCAGCTTGGAATAAATATGGTAGAGATAATTTTGAATTTTCAATAATTTTAGTGTGCTCTGCAAATGAATTATTAATAAAAGAAAATGAGTGTGTTAAAATATATAATACATTAAACAATAATCACGGTTACAATATCAATGACCCACAAAAAATATGTTTAGGTAAAAAATGCTCTGAAGAAACCAAAAGCAAACAATCAAAACGTATGTTGGGAATAAACAATCCGATGTATGGCAAACATGGTGCAGAGCACCCAAAATTCAATGTAACTCTTTCAATAAGCATGAGAAATCAAATGTCTTCAAAGAAGAAGGGTATACCAACCAATAGACGACCACATTCTAAATTAACACCAGAGGACATTATTATTATACGAAAAATGTATAATGAAGAAAAAATTTCACAACCCAAAATAGCTATAAAATATAATGTCTGTTGCACAACAATAAATCAAATAATTAATAATAAAATCTGGATTAATATTAAATAAAAATGAGATACATAATTATATATCTCATTTTTATTAAATTGTAATTTATTGAATACTACATATTTAAGATGCAACGCCAAGGCTGTATAGTAAGAACAATGTTTGTTAATGCATCTTCTTCGTAGCTGTTTTCACCGAAGTCAATACCTGTGATCATACATTGTTCCAAGAACCATTGTTCAACTTCAACACCCGTTGGGTCTAAGGATTTAAGATAAATGTTTTTCTTATAACCTGCTGCATAACCCATACGACCTGTGAGTGATTCTGCATGTAAACGTACCCACTCCATCAATACCTGTGACGTTGACGGACCGATTGGGTCAAGGAATGTCAGGGTCATTTCTTCCCAATTGTAACGTCCAGAAACGTAGTTACGTTCGTTCATGAAATCAATTGGAACACTGTTTATTTTCATAGAAGGTCTTTTGAACTTCTGAATTGACCATACTTCAATTCCTAATGCTGTTGGGAATTGGGCAAAGAATCGGTTTACCCTTTTAGGTTCGTAATCGATTGGGATGCCCCTTATCATTTTTTCTGCCATATTTCTTAATTTAAAATTGTAATACTTATTTTCTAATAAATACTAACATAATCGAAAACTTTCAAGATTATTTTGGCATTTGTCCAGTTCTTTGAAAATGTCTGAAATCTTTATTACTATAACTTTCTTTTGCTCTTTCAACAACTGGAAAAACATCTGGCAATTTTTGCATTTCTCTTACATCATTTAAAATTTGTTCATTTACCATATCTGCTATTACTTGTGCACCTTCTTCTTCCTGTTCAGGAGTAAGTGTATACATTGATTCTGGTTCTTCAAAACTTTTATCGACCAGTGTTCTTTCAACATTTGGGTCTGGATGATAATCTTCAGCGTATTCAAGACCGCCCATTGTAACACCATCTTCTGCAACTGGTGGAACTTCTTCAACTACTGGTTCTACCTGAATTGTTTGAAACTCTTCAATCCTTGTTTGAATATCTTCGAGCTTTTCAGTTAACTCAGTAACTTCTTCGAGTGGTTCACCATTTGGTGGAACTACATCCTCACCAAATAATTGTGCTTCATCCTCTGGTTCTTCTTCAACAAACAATTTTGTTTCGAATACCTCTGGGTCAACTGGTCTTGCTTCAGTTATTTCTTCTACCTGTGCTTCAATTATTGGTTCTTCAACTAATGATTCTTCATTCACTGCTTTAACTGCAGTTTTCTTTGTACCTTTTGCCATTTTTATAAAATTTTATAATATTATTTTATTATAAATACTCACACATAAAAAAAAGACCTACAATACAGTAGGTCTTCTTATTTAAAGCTATTATTTATTATGCTCCAAGGTCAGCGAATGATGCTCCAGAAGGAGTAATTGTGAAAGTAATACCAATGAATTCAACAGCACGTGTTGGTTTCAGGAATAATTCACCATATAATTCATTCCTGTCCATTGTTTCAGGAGTATTATTTGAGTCATCCATTTTGATTCTGAAGTCTGTGAGACCTCTTTCTCTCTTGATTGTATCAAGTATTGGAGTTGTCTGTTGCATGAACTGATCGATAGTTGCCTGATCGTTCTGTTCGAATACCAAACGGATTGCGATGTTTGAGATTAATACCTTGATCTGAAGTAACAATCTTCTTACGTTGATTCTGTCAAGTGCACTTGATGCAACCTGAAGAGTTTTCTGTCCGAATATTGCTGTACCAGCATCTGCAAAGTCAGCCATTGGGTTAATTCTGCCTTTATATAAGGTATCACGAGCTTCCTGTGACATTTTATACTTAGATTTTCTTGCATCAGTAACACCACGTTGTAAACCAGCAGGTGCAAACCAAGGGAATGAAGTATTATCAGTGAATGCCATTGCTTTAACTACCTCACCTGTTGGTGGAAGATAAACGTTAACGTTGTTCTGAGTATCCCTCATTTGAATCCAAGGGAAGTATGTACATGAATAACTACTGTCAATATTTGCATCACCAAGTAAATTAGCGATATCTGTTGCTGCTTCAACATCAACTTTAGGTTGACCTACAACTTGTGTAAGACTACTGTCTGGAGAGTCGATAACGTAAAGCGTATCTGCTCTTTGTTGTTCAATCATGTCGATTGTATCCTGAATAATGTTTGTTTGATCTGACCAGTTAATACCCGGGGTTGCGAACAAGTTAATTGTAACTTCTTCAGGATTAGCAAATGTGTTAATTGCTGTTTCCCATGCCTGATAGTCATTTACTGGAGTTACACCAACACCAACACCATCAAAAATGCCACCCTGACGATAATTACCACCGTATGTACGTAATGTTCTGTTTACATCCCAGCCATCAAAACCACCAGCAGGTGCAAATGTGAATTTTCTTGTGTTAGCATCGAAATATGTCTGTGAAGGATCGACAACATCATTAACTGACTTAAAGCTACCTGCACCAACTTCGAATTGGAAACCATTATATGTGCCAGTTGCGCCACTATCCATATGGAAGCCAAAACTGTTTGTAAAACCAGATACTGCGTTACTTCCGTTATTTCTGAAATTATTAAAGTTAAAGAAATTCTGGTTAATACCTGTTCCAATAGATGTTGCTGTGCTATATCCATTTTCTGATAAACCCAAATATACTTTTCTAACCTTTTCGGTTTGAAGATAACTTGTTTTATAGAAAATCTTAGGAGCTACACCTTGAACTGCTGAACCAGTTACTCCACTACTAAAATTGTTGAAGTTATAACCTTCAAAACCAGCAGGGAATAAATCTACAGAAAGATTATCTGCAAGTTCAACCATTATATATTTACTCTGAAGATCATACTGACCATCAGTTGTACCGATAACCTGTGCAATGAAGTTTGTGTTACCTTCAATTAATGTACATCTTGAGAATGTTTCCAATACGTTTGGATTTGCATCTGTATCGTAGAAATCACGAACAACTACGTCAAATTCCAGAGTTGCTGGATTTATATTTGCAATACTAATCTTAATTTCTTGGTTAGCTGCATTACCATCAGAAATACTTACGAATTTAAATAATCTGTCAACTTCACTACCTTTTAATTGTGATACAACCCAAGGAGTTTCTGGTGTTTGAAATTGAGATTTATAATTTGTGAAAACATTGGTTGTTGTTTTAATTAATGTACTATTAATACCGTAACCATAACCTGCAGCATCCAATAAACCGATTAAATCTGGAAAAGTTGCCTCAACCCAAATCTTGGTGTTTTTATCTTTAGCATCTGAACCAATTACATTTGGCAAGAAATTACTTGCTGTTGGGTTTAATGATGCTGAATAAACAGCTACACTTGTGCCACTTGATGCGATTAATTGAAATTGTCCAAACATATCGCCAATGCCCGATAATGTTGTGTTTCCAGATGTTGGTAATGTCAATGTAGTTGTAACAAAAGTAGTAACGGATGGTGCATTTACAACATCTGCAACACTACCCCTGCTTCTAACGACAGCTAATACCATATTTTCATACTGAGTATATGACTGACCAGTTAATGTAGTTACAATATCTCGAACAGTACCAGTACCACCACTAATACCACTATATGATAATACTCTAAATGAATGAGAAAATCCTTTAAATGTATTATTTGATAAGTTTTTAGTATATCCTGTAAATGCTGTACCAGTGTCACCACTTGCATTTAAAGGAACACCTAAATACATTCCACCAGTAAATGATGAAGTACCTGTAGTTGATGCGCCAGTTGCACCTTCGGTTGAAGGATCAACACCAGCACTTAAAGTTATTGCCCATGCGTTACCTGCCTGATAGCCAGATAAACCTAATACTCTTGTTACCCATAATTGGTTTGTTTCATCCAAATATGAATTTGCTACATAAGGCAATTGATATTGAAGCAAGTTATTTGCTGGAAATCTCTTTGTGCTTTGTGAGCCAAATCTTGTCTGGAATTGTATTTTATCCTGAATAAATACAGGTTCAAATGCAGGTCCTTTGAGTGTTTCACCAACTAAGCCTAATGTGGTGATGCTTACGTTACGTGTTACAAATGATATGTCACGTTCTTTAAATTTTACGCCCGGAGAGGTAAATACAAAATCTGCCATGTTTATTAATTATTAATTTTTTCTATTATTATTTTATAGTATAAGTTTTGTCTTACTTTTCAAATAAATACTAAAAAATAACGCAAAAGGTATTCTGATTAAATTATTATCACCCTGTTGTTCTTGCTCATAAAATCAAATTTCGAACTTTTTTTACTTTTTTGGGTCGGATTTCCAGAAATTCAGATTTTTTTGCATGAAATTTCCTGAAAAATTCATGCAAAAAAAATGCATTTTTTTTAAAAATAATTCTGAAATTCTGATTTTTTACTGTAAGTATTTATGTGAAACACATAATATATGAACAAATCTCAGCGAATTTATATTGGAACTGGAAGTACAGCAAGCGATAATTTTATAACTGCTCAACTCGAACAAGAAGTCAATACACTCGAATTTCTTTCAATGAGCATAGATACCAAGGATATTTATAGAGATTTTAATTCAGATTACGGTGTATTAATTGGCAGAGTTATCGCAAATGGTGGCGTAGGAATTCCTAACGCTAAAATTAGTATATTCATACCATTAAACAGTGATGATGCCTCAGACAGCGTTATTAGCAGCTTATACCCATATAATTCACCAACAGACAAGAACAACGATGGCAAACGCTATAATTTACTACCACGTGTGGCACAAACTGAACTATCAACAGGTGAAATTAAACCAAAACAACCATTTGGAAGTTTCCCCATTAAACCCGAACTTATATCAAATGAATCATTCCTGAACGTTTATAAAAAATACTATAAATATACAGCATTAACAAATTCTGCTGGTGACTATATGATCTTTGGTGTGCCCACTGGTACGCAGACAGTTCATTTAAGCGTTGACATCACCGACATTGGTAAATATTCGATGACACCTGCCAGCATGATAACTGCTGGATATCCAGCAAATCTGTTCGTTGGTGGAAAATCAATAAAACCCAGCACGGATTTAAGTGATTTACCTAATATTGAAACACAAGAAATTGCAGTTGATATAATACCTTTCTGGGGTGATACCACAAACTTTACAATTGGCATAACACGTCAGGATTTCAGAATTCGTGCAGTACTTGAAGGAACATTTACGATCTTCGGTACTTCAATGACAATGGGTACAAATGCAGTATTTGGCGATCCTGATCTCAGTGAAGACGATAAGGCATATTATACAATGAGTACAGAACAAGAGAATAACTTTGATATTAGAGTAAATAGACGTACACCAATTGATTTTAAAATATTTACATATGGAACAAATGTCGATATGGCAAAGGTCGATCATTTTCTTGCTGCTGGCGGTGCAATTCCTGTCAATGCAGATGTTGATATTCGTGAATTAGACCCTTCAGAATATTTTGTTTTTAATGAGAACGGTAATTTTTTACTCACTGTTCCATGTAACAGGAATAAAATAATTACAGATGAGTTCGGTACAGAAATTCCCGTTTCAGACAATAATTTATTTGGTGTATTTACTAAATTTTATGGCATGGCTTTGGTACGATATGATGATAATGACAGTTTAATCCCTATAACTAAAACATTCTCAGATAAATTCAAAGATAATCACCCGGGTCACACTGCTCGTTGTAGTTGGTTTAAAATTCCACAAAGCACACCATTTGAATATGAAGCCGATGTTAATAGTCCAACCGTAAATACAACCAAATGGAGATTAAAGTACACTACATTTGTTGGTGGTCAGGTTTATAGTGTTGCACAGCTTTTCCCCGTAAGAAATACAAAAAGTATAAATAATCTTGGTGCTATAGCATCATCATCAGCATTTAATAATACTATTAATTATTTAATTGATGCTGAATTACTGGCAAACAGATATAATATGGGTGGAGCATTAATAAAAGTCGGTGGTAAGGACGGTGTAACTGAAAGTAAATATGATCAGGAAAATTATATTGGCACGCCACCTACAGAGACAATAACAACCTATAGATATGATTTTTCGCCAAATGCATCATTTATTAATGGCGATGGTGTGACCAATTATTATTTTGGTGGTCAGTGGTTGAACTTCTGTCTTTTATTTCCACAATTTACATTTACTGTTACTGCCAGTGAAGAAACCGATAGAAGTTTTGGTGTTGCTGACGTATTCACTCAATACTATCCTGCACCAATAGCAAATACTTTTAGGGCAGATAATCAGCAAAAATTATTTGGCGGTGTTAGAAACAGTAAAAATGTATTCAGGGGTGATGCTTTCAGCACAGACTTTGTAAATATATCAAAGAATGATTTAACCAAACTTAGTAAGATACCATTAAAAGGTCTGAATATCAGAAAATGGAACAATAATAATGAAATAATCTCCAATCCTGATAGTCTTATTATAAGTGCGAAAGGTTTAAAATATTTAAAGCCACAACCAGCACCAATACCACCCACCTCATATACTTATTCTGGATGGGATACTTATTTTGCAACATATGGTAGCATCCCTGCAGGTGAACCAGCAACAGCGTACATATTTAAAGGAATATATAATAATGACTGTGTACAAATGCTTGCTGACTTCAATGTAATATAAAACAAGAAACCCCCGAATTTCGGGGGTTTCTTTTATTTACTTAAAAAATATTTATTTGTTCCTTGTGATAATACCATTTTATGTGCAGTAGGCGCAGTTGTTATAATATATGCTTCATTAGTAATTGCCTCATAAGGAGCAATATTTTTATCACCAATTAAATTTAAAGTAGTACCAGATACATTCCATGACCCATAAATTCTATTGGTAACACTATTATTTTTTGCTGTTACCGTAGTTATTACATTTTCAATCTTGAAATTAAGTTGAAAAACACTGGAAGTTTTTACACCATCCTTGTAAGTAGAATCATTTTTCCATGTGCCAACATAGGTGGGATAAAGTTCACCAGAACTTTTAATTCCGTCAGAACCATCATCGTTAGCGGGTTTCGTGCAACTGGTATTCATAAGTATCAGTGCAAAAATAACTGTTAAAAAATAAATCGATTTTTTCATTGCTTTTGAGTTTTTAATTGTTAAACATACGTGTTATACGAATACAAAATAAAAAGGTTACAAAAAATCATAAAAATTTTTCACGGTATTTATAGTAAATAACAAAAGCAGTGGAGATACTACTCAATAGCGTTAAAAATATAGCAAGTGTTAATGTCGATAGTTTCGATATAATCGAGTTATCAAATAAGCCAACAGAAAATAATGAATATGACATTCGTAATGTCTTGAGTGTTACTGAAATATTTGATGCAGAAAGAGAAGCAAGTCAAGTATATAGAATTTACGGCAAAATTGAATATATGTCATTATTGAACAATCTAAAGACTTCTTATAGCATATTTGCAGATTTTTTTACTCCCCAGCTTACTGGTAGTACTAAAACCCTCTTGAATTCATTTGATTTTTATCTTGTTAAACCTGCTGTTAGTGGATATACAAACATTATTGGAAACACAACAATATATTACACTGGCTTAACTGGCACTACTTCATTTGTTGAAGGTACTACTTCATTTATAAGAAATTTTCAGGTAATTGCAACACCTGCAGACTTCGAATTATATCCAGTTGGTTTTTCTAATAATGTCTATGGTGAACAAGCCTATGCTTTTAGCTTCAGTAAAGATTTTGATGTAAGCCCATACCTTGATAATTTTGGCATTCCTTTAACACAATTATTTCTTTATGCTCAATACAAGCCAAGCACACTTCCATATCCAGTAGAAATACTTTCTGGTGTTACATGGTCGCCAACCACAGGATTACC